GTCATGCGGTCGATCAGATTGTTGTGCTTGTCTACACGCCGGGAGAGCGTGTCTACATCGTTTCTGAGCGCATCCAGCTTGACCTGCAATACTGCGGTCGCCTTACTCTGCATGAGCGCAGAGCCGCCCACAGCGCCTAATGCTGCGATGCCTGCGGTAATAATTTCTGTCCAGTCCATTTGGTTCACTTCCTTTTTTTTATTTCATGTAAGAAAATTCGAAATCGTATATTTTGTCAGCCAAAAAGTTACCTTTTAGGATAACAGAATTGGCAGGAGATGTTGTTAGATTGACGCTAAACGGTGCAAGCCCATCTGAGGAAACACCAACTCCATGAACAGAATGGCTCGGCGTAATCCCAGTAAGCGAAGTCGATGCTGTACTACAGAGCGAAATTGATGTCATATTGCTTTTTGGCTGAACTCTTCCACGAATAAAAATGATGTCTCCGTATTTTCGAAAACTTGTTGTGATTTGGCTAAAAGAAGAGGTGTTCACACTGAAATTAGAAACAGCTACCCAGCCGGAGTCGGTGAGGGTGGTGGCGGCGGCTACGGTGCTGGTTAGAAATGCTTGGTCATAGTATGCTGTGTCGGCGGCAGTACCTTCTGGTTCCTCAGACTGTATCAAATGCTGAGATGTCCAAGATTTGTATTTGCCATATACAGCATAATTTCCGTTCCAGTACCCCCACGGCATATACGCCCAAACGGTATATGTATCATGTGTTGTTGGGATCACTTTGACTTTGACACTACTACAGCCGACGCGATAGACCGTAACGCCACACGCTTTTGTCGCCGATTCTGTGGATTGCCATCCGTCCTTGATCTGGACTTCAAAAGAAGAGTTTTGGTTCGCACGACCATTTGCTCCGTCGCCGCTCCACACACGTATTATGGCATTGCTGAAATTACCGGAGGATACCAGCGTGCCTAGCTTAACCCATTGTGCAGCGTTTTCAGCACCGTTTAGCCGAATGGCACTATTTACCATTGCAGCAGCGATACCGTCCAACTTTTTCTTATCCGCCGCAGTCATCAGACCATGTGCAGACTGCGTGGCATCGCTATAAGTCGTATTGTTATCTGCACCCCATACAGCTGTACCATCTGCTGACCAGCGCAGTATCTGCCCACTGCTGCCGCCGGATGGGATGTGCTTGTTCCCGGAGGTTGTGGGATGGGTGTATTTGTTCGCCCCGTCTGCAATGCCGGCTAGTTTGGCCTTTTCTGCTGTCGTGTAGCTTGCCGTCGTATTATCCAATACAGACTTGTTATCATGCGTATGTGTATTGCTGTACACCGTGTTCCACAGGGCATCTGTGATCTTGTCCAGTGTGTCCTTGTTATCGTGTACGTGAGCCTTATTTGCTGCGCTGTTGATGATCTTCCACTGTTCTTCGTTGAGTTGGTCAAGAATGTTTTGATTGCTGTGCTGGTGGCTTGCTATAGTCAATCGTCCAGTTTTGGTGTCAAGGGTAACTGTTGTGCCGCCATCACCATCAACAAGGAATGATGCTTGTTTTGTGGATGCCGTATATTTGGATGATCCTGTTGCAATTGAGGAAAATGCGTTCTGGTTGACTTCTGCACCATCGGCAATTCCTTTCAATTTGGTTTTTTCTTCGGTGGTGTAGGATGCCGTGATTTTATCAAGTATATCCTTGTTGCTATGCTCGTGCGTCTGACCGTACACTGTCAGCCATGACACATCGTCAATTTTATCCAGCGTTTCCTTGTTTGCGTGAGTGTGTGCCTTATTTTTGGCGCTGTTAATCGATTTCCATTCTTCTTGTGTGATCTGGTCTAACACGTCCTTGTTGTCGTGTTCATGGCTCATTCCATATACTCTTGTCCAGGATGTATCATCAATCTTATCCAGGGTATCTTTGTTGCTATGCGTATGAGCTTTATTTTTGGCTGCCATTAATTCTGACCACGCAGACGGTGTCAGCTTATCTAAGGTTTCCTTGTTGTCGTGCGTGTGGGATTTGCTTACGGCGTTTTTTAGATCTGCGTAATCTTGTTCTGTAATCTTATCCAAGACGCCCTTGTTAGCGTGTGTATGTGCCATTGCATCTGACCCAGAGCCAACGTCTGAGATGCTGCCGCCGCCGGTTGTAGTGCCACCGGATGCAATTCCAGGTTCTTGTGTGCCGACTGTGAGCCGTGCATCTTCTGGAGCTGCCAGCGGTATTTCTATGGATGTGACCGGGAACAATTGTTCTTCCTCGTATCCAGGTAACTGTGTGCGTACATAATCGCCGCACACAAAATGTGACACACTCTCGTCAATGTTGGCAATGTCGATTGCCTCAGCACTGACCGTACTTGACGCCATTCCGTTCTGTTTGAGCCATACGGCACCAAGATATGCAATGGTATCTGGTGCGGATTCATCGTCAAATGTGACCGTCTGTTGGATAAGCCCGTACTTTTCTACACGTGACTTGCTGTAGACCATGTCCCCGGACTTAACATAGTCGTCACCCACAAGCTGCGCCAACAGTGCTGTCATGCTGGTATCGTTTGATTTCAAAATATCAACACGGAATTCATCATCTTCCGAACTATCATCTTTCTTTTTTCCCAAGGGGACAACTGCCGTGACAATAGGCGTTGCATCGTATGTCCAGTCGCAGTTCATCAGATTTTTTGCATATCGGATATCCTGGTCACAAGTCGCATCTGGGATGGCGAGCCAGTCGATAATCCCGGCGCAATCATCCGCACCGGAATACCGGATGCGCAGAATTCCCCCAAAAGAGTCAAGCAGTTTCTGCGAAATTTCTTCCCAGTATGACGGATGCACACCACTTGATCTGGCGATAGTTCCTTCTGTACCGTCTTTTCTTTTTGCCTTTTTCACTGTAACAGTTCCAAGTTTGAATTTTTTGGACGGGTCACGCACAGCCCTATTATAAGAGCCTATATACCACGACAGCGCCTGTTCTGGCGTAGCATTGGACAGGTGGTATGATGGCACACACAGCTCATTCAGCCACGCCAGAGCGCCCTCACAGCTGTATGTACGCACACCGTCCATCGTCTCAGAATAACCGGTCACCGTGCCGTAGAAAATCAGCTTGCTATCCTGCCAGATTTTGACCCTGGACACCTTGCAGACAACATCTGGATATACCGGATGCTGAGGATACAAAACAAAATCAAAACTGTCAGCGCCGTTCACAATCAGCTTTGCGACAGGGTCAGAAATGCAGTCAAATCCACCTACGGAGTTTGTGCTGCATAAGTGTACACCGTCTATGGTTGCTTGATACATAATGTCACAGACTCCTTTCCTGCCATGTTACGGTTACTGTAAGTTCGCCGTCGGCGCAAAATCCAAAAATTTGTGTATCTCCGGGCGCAACACGGCACTGCTGGAATTGTACGTCTTTGTTTGCCTCGGCAAGCTTTGACGCATTAACGTATGTTTCCTTTGTTCCGCCGCCGCTTATTTCCTCAGTTAGCGACACGCAAAACGGCTTGCTGGCACGGAACACAGGCAGCACAGGCATTTCGCCGAGATTCTTGACGGTTGCGTGTATCTGCTTATTGTAGCCGCCCAGATTATACAGCGTATCTCCAGAGCAGGTTTCCGTTTTTGGTTTCACCTTGTACCTGTACGGGTCACACTGTGCTGTCACTTCTACTGTTCCAAGCTGTCCGTCTGGTTGTAACGCACCCACAGAACATCGTCCGCTGTAATAATAATCCTTATCATCATCCAGGATGATTTTCACTCTTTTGCCGTTGATTCCATTCTGCAGCGCCGCATATGCGGCGGACAGACCAAAACGGTCCGCCGTGAAGGTAAATTGCATCTTGATTTCCCGGCTGTTGTAGGTGACGCCGCCGAAATATTCCGTAAAATCAAGCGGCGTTTCCATTCCTGGAACGGTCACAAGTTTCAAATTTGGCTCAGCCGCACCGATCTCATAAGAGTTAAGCCACATCCCATAGTCTGTGTACGAGTGTTTTCCGTCAAATTTGACACCTTTCATATCGTCGTTACACCTCGTTTCGCTCTTGATTGCAGGGTGCCAAGCTCTCTATTCATATCGGACGCAAGCAGCCGTGCAACGGTTCTGCCATTGAGCTTGATATCATGTCCGGATACCGCCAGCAGCTGTGGGAAGTAGTCCAGCGCCAATATTTCTGCAAGCGTGTGAGAAATTCCGGCGGTCTCTGCCTTAACAGCGCCCTGTACATACCCCTGCAGGGTAGCGATAGGAGCGACAGCCTCTGCACCTGCCTCACCACCAATCATGGCGTTACCAGTGCTAGGGTTAACGCCAAAAATGGTCGGCTGGTTAAGTACAGCACCCTTTGCGTACCACTCAACGCCGATGTGCGGAATGGACGGCGGGTCAAGGGAAAAACTGCCTTCAATGCTAAAATGTGGTAGCTTAATATCTGGCAAATGCCAATCAAAATTGAATATGCCTTTCAGCCAATCCACAACGCCGCCGATGGTCTCTTTTATGCCGCTGAATTTTTCAGATGCAGAATCAAAAATTCCCTTGAAAGTGTCTTTGAATCCGCCTAAGAATCCACTAAGGAAACCGGAAACTGTATTCCACAGCCCAGTCAGAGATGTGGCTATTCCCGTTCCCATTTCCCCAAATCCTTGTCTTAACTTGTCTGTGTCTCCGGTGAAAATGCCAACAAAAACATCAAATACACCTTGCAAAAATTGAAATACGCCGGAAACCACTTGTATAATGCCATCAATTGCACTAAATAGTCCATTAAGTATTCCAGAAATAGTGGAAACAGTTGTTGCTACAGACGTTCCAATCAAGGCAATAATCGGTTGTAACCAGCCTAATTTGTCCCCAAATCCCTGGAATTTTTCAATCCATCCGGGGACGTGTTCGCTTAGAGTCTCAGAAATTACAGATATAACTGGTGTGAATATCGCAGATATAACATTGATAACGTCAGCGACCGCTTGACAAGCTCCGGCAAATAAAGACATCACTGTGGATGCTGCACCGCTGCCCTCTGTGAATCCTGCCAGCTTTTCTGTGATCGGGGAGATAGCGTCTTTCAGATCGTTCCAAGCGCCTTTCAGAGCGTCCATGATTGGCTGGAAAGATTCCTGCACAAATGATGCGACAGCCTGTGCCTTTTCCCACCATTCACCAAGTTTGTCCTTGAATTCGCCTATTTTTGGTGCAATATCCTGGAATTTCTGCCGTGCAATGTCAACCCATTCGGAGAGCTTTTGCATAGCTGGGTTGACAAACTCTTCCAGAATTGGATCGCCGACCTCCGCCTTGAATTGCCGCCACTTCTCCGTCAGATTCGCTTGCACATTGGCATACTGCGTGGATTCCTTTGCCGCTTGTCCAACGGCGCCGGATGCCTGCATCATGTTCTGTGCATATTCCAGACGTGTAGCCTGTTTTGTAGCCTCGTCCAGGCTTGCCCATGCTTTGGTTTCGGAAACAATGCCTTTTTCCACGGCGTAGGACGCTATCTGCGTGTCATTTGCGAATAAGCCAATAGCCTCGCCGCCCTCGTAAGAACCATTTATAAAGCTATTCAGATGCCCCATAGACTCATCCAGAGAAACATCCCAGAATGCGGCTGCGTCGGATGCCATAGACAAACCAGACGCTGCAAGATCAGTGGCATCTTCCACCCCAAAACCTAAGCCCTTAAATTTTGCGGTAAGGGAAGTCATGCTGCCGGTCAGACGTGTGGACACTACGCCGGTAGAGTTCGCCACTTCCTGCATCTTCTTTTGTGCATTCCCGGCGTAATCCCCCATGATTTGGTCAAACGAGGAATTTTCCGCAGAAACTTCGGCTGCTGCGTCCACAGATTCTTTTCCGAAATCTACCAGCGCACGTCCAGCTTGTGCCGCCAGGTCAATGACCTTTTCCAGACCGCTTGCTATTACATTTGCGATAGCGCCTTTCATGACAGAGAATCCGCCCTCTGTATTTTTGGCGCTGTCTCCAAGGTCTTTGACCGACTTTTTCGCCTTTCCGGCGGAATCGTCAAGGTCATTCTGCGTGCGGTCTAATTGATCGGCAGCTCTTTCAGCGGTTTTCAGCTTGTTTTCGTTTTGTTTCAGTTCGGCGCTAAGCTTTTCGATGCTTTGTGCGCACTCTTTCGCCTCTTTGGAGTTCTTTCCCTGTGTCAGATAGAGGTCCTTGTATTTGGTTTTCAGCTTGTCAAGCTCTGACTTCTGCTCGCTGATCTCTCCTGTCAGAGAATCCAGAGATGCAGATGTTGCTTTTACGTCGCTGCTCTTGCCCTTAAAAGCCTTGCTGAATGATTCTCCGATCTTCCCGAACGCTTTTGACATTTTGGATTCCGCTTTCTCAGCGTCTTCCTGCGTTGTCTGTAGCTGCTTTCTCGCATCGCTGCTGTCAACAACGATTTTTCCGCACAACTTAAAAATATCCGTTTTCCCTCACCTCCTGTCAATAGGTCGTTTCTGCCGCTCCAAATTGCATTTTTTCAAATCTTGCAATGTTATTCCGGATAAGCACAGGGACAGCATCCTTTCTGATGTGCATGGACTGTTCTTTCGCAGAGTTGGTTTGCAAGCTTTCCAAAAACTCGTTAAATGACTTGTCTCGGACTTGATGCAAGAAAAACTCCCAGCACTGCTGCTGGGAGGATTCCTTAAACATTTTGCAAACTGTGTCTGTAAATCTTCGCTGTCTTAGCGCTATTGCTAACATTTCCATCGGGTTGGCGTATCGTCGGTATAACAGATCAAAAAAACCTGTTATTCCGTCTTCGTTCCAGCAAATAAAAACAGCTCCGTAAAAAAATCCTTGATCTCCTTAGAGGTTACAAGTTCCCGGAGCATAACGGCATAATAGCCAGGGCTGGACTTTCCGATTTCCTCTTC